CATCCCGCTTGCCCTTTATGTACGAACGATTGTCGCTGATTTCTTGGCGCAGATTGCCGTCGACCCCCCTAAAGGTACCCGTCTTCAAATACGCATCTTTGTTTGAAAGGCCCTCTGCTTCTAGCCGCTCAAATTCTTTTGCGGCAATCTTGTTCCAAGTCTTTGCTTTGGGGCCAATGAAGATGCCAGCCAATGCGGGAATAGCCTTACCGCCTAGTGCAGCAGCACCCTTTAGTAGTGAGCCGCCGGCGACATCCATGCCCGCTTGTAGAGCAGCAGAGCCATAGTCGCCCTGCATCGCGGACTTACCGGCGCCGACAAAAGGGATGAAGTCAGCTGCAGTGCTCAGCGCCTCTTCAGCCTTTTTAGCACCCGGGGCCTTACGCATCTCCACTTTGCCGGTGTCCATGGCGGCCATGGTTCCGCCCTCGAGCAGGGATTGCAGTTTGTCGCGGTTATCCTTGCTTTTTGCGTGTTGCTTGGCCGCGCCTAGGATTGCGCCAAATACCTTCTCTCGGCCGGGCATAAAGCTATCCGTGAGATCTTGGTTCTTGATTTTGAACTTATCAATTTTGTCCACGGCTGAGCCCCAGAGTTTTATCCTGCAGATAAAGTATTATACCGCATAGGGATTTTGCCTCTTCGGCATACCCGAATCAACATAATCGTCTTCGTCCCAAGCTTCTTCAGGCGGAGGGTCAATATCAATCCACCCCGCATCACGCAAGAATCTTAATGCCTGCGTACACGCATCAACGTAATCATCATGCGTGCAGTCAGGGAATGAACAGATCTGGCTGACAAACCCTTCGGCCCAGTCTCTTACATAGCCGGGCCTCTGCGAGCTCTCAGGAAGCCATACACGGCCTCGAGCGATGACGTTGGATACAATGTTCAGGCGCTGCATCTTATCGGCTCTGCCGGGGTTATACGCCCGCACAGGCAGGTGAGCACGCTGCAAGTCTTGGATCAGTGAGATACCAGCAGACTTATCTTCGACCAGTATTAGGTCTACCCGCTTACGGTCTTTACCCTCACCGAATACAGTCTCGTACTCTTCAATAACCTTGGGACGCAGGTCAGGGTATTGCAGGCGGTCTTGCCAACAGTCGATGATCATTGCTGACATCGGACCATCCAGCGGCTTGAACACACCGAAGGTTATGCAGGCGGTCGGGTCGTTCTGCACCTTCTCGCTGGTGGCCACGTCATAAGACTGGACGATGTACTCGAACCGGGGGAACTCTTTACCCGAGGGCCAGAGCTTGAACATATCACGCTTGACGATGCCCGACTCTTCGGGGTCGAGGATCTCAGCGTAGATTTCCTGCCGGCCAAGCTTGGTGCCTTCGTACTGCAGGATCTGCTTCTGAAAGCTAGGCGCTAGGTTGGCGATGTTGTCGTATGTCGATGCGGTAGTCAGGACCACATCGTCGCCCTCTCGGGAGACTAGATCGACAATCAGGTCTTTAGGTCTTGGCGTGGTCGTAGCGACTATCCGAGTCTTGCTGCCCAGACGCACGCCAAACATGATTTGGTCCCACGCATCCTGCAGGTAGTCCCACGCGGCTAACTCGTCTAGCCATGCGCCATGGTACTGACCACCCCGGAAACGCTCGGGCTCACTGGCAGGGATGCCTTTGATGAGAGAGCCATTGATAAGCTTAATCTCATGATACGCGCGATTGTAGTCGGCAATCAGCTCTTTAGGTATGACGTTGATTAGACCAGAGTCACCTTCATAGCAGGTAGCTCTTACGTCAGCAGATGTAGGAGCGGCCACAAGCCAGCGGGTGCCGGGCTCTGTCCATGCCCACCATCCAACCTGCTCTGCAGCAGTTCTTGTCTTCCCCGCTCCACGTCCGGCGAGCAGCAGCCAGATGGTCCACCACTCGCCGACCGGTACTACTTGATGTCTGTGAGCCTTCGAGAGCCACTCAGCGCGCCAAGCCCATGCGGCTTGTTGCTCTAGTGTCAGAGCCTTGAACTTAGCCCTAACCTCTGGATCTCGAAGAAGCTCAACACTCACTCAGCGGTTTCTTCCGGGGCTGCTTCAGGAGCAGGCACCTGAGCCTCGGCTTCCTGCTTAATGCGCATAGCCAGCGGCCACACATTGTGACCAGTTGGCAGGGCGCTCAGACCCATCAGGATTGCGTTAACTTCGTCAGCGGTGAAAGTCAGGGTGATATTCATCAGTTGTCCTCGTTTGATTTAACCTGCTTGGCCAGCTCCATATTGGTCAGGATCCGGTCAAACAACTCTTTTGCATCTACATCTACCTTCAAAGGGTTTTCAGCATCCCCGGCGATAGTAGTACGATCGCCATACTTCTTAGGATTCCATTTGGCCAGCAGCTTAAGCCGGGTTTCAATCTGTAGCTTACGGTGGCCTAGCATATCCTCGGTGCGAATAGTAGAGCCCTTGTCGTCTACTGTTTGAGTGTGGCCCATAACCGGAGTATCAGCGATCTGTAGGACCTCCTCAGCCATTTTATCGTAGCCAATTTCCCGTGCGCGTGCGATTGCTGCGGAAAGCGTTTCATCTCTATACATCCAATCATAGATAGTGCGCCACTCAGGCATGTGGTCATCACGACAGATTTGACGCAGGGGCTCTCCTTCAGAGAGTCGTTCGGTAATCTCGCGGGCAAGTTCTGGTGTGTATTTAGACGGGCGGCCAGTACGTTTCTTGGTAGGTTCCATTTGGGTACCTCCATGACTAGATACAGTAATTATATCACTGGCACATAAACAACAAGAGCCCCGAAGGGCTGCATGTCATATATAGGGAAAGAGCGTGAACCGGGTTCGTGTTAATCCGCTCGAAAGACAACCCGTATCCAGCCCACGCTCTTTTTTAACTTACTTCTTCCACCACATCCAGTCAGGCTTAGCTTGGACCTTCTGCTCTGCCAGCTTCCATGCGTCCATCATGTAACCGAACTGGGTTGCTGCGATGTCGCGGCAGGCTGCCGACCATTGGGCGAAAACGTCTTGATAGTTCATAACGACCTCCGTTAAGTTAATAAATGCTGCAGCGCAATATTATTACTTCACGGCGGCCATGTCTACTGCTGCATCGTAAGCATCTTGGTCAGACATGCTTTGATGCTTACGGATTGCGTTGATAGCAATGCGCATCTTGTTCTGGACGTACGGCGGATGCTCTGCGGGGTAAGCCTCGCTGAGTGCCTTTAGCGCCATCGATAGTAGTTCGTCTTTAGTCATCTGTTCTCACCGTAACACATAAGTAGTTGCCGTCAGAGTCTTTGGCGGCGTAGGAACCCTTGTTCATACACTTCTCTTCCTGCTCTACGTCAGCCCTCTTCTTATCCCACACAACAGAACCAAGCAGAACAGCAATCGCGACACAGATAGCAACATACAGAACTTCAAGCATGCGGATCTGCGTCTCCGCCTCGGTACGCTCTTTCATTGCTTGGCGGATCAGCTCTTCGGATTCTTCGCGGGTCATAAGCTTTCCTTATGGTTGCGGGGGCAGGACTCGAACCTGCGTCTACAGCGCATGAAGCTGGCGTGGCACCTCTCCACTACCCCGCAACTTAATTATATCAAGTTGTTGATTCGTTTGCCAATCCACTGCATAACAGGTACTGCCATTGAGTTGCCGAGTGCTTTGTATCTTGGACCATCAGGGCATTCTGATTTGTTACGCCAAGGAATGTTGGTATAGCCATCAGGGAAGCCTTGGAGTCTTTCGCATTCTGTCGGCGTTAGGCGGCGCACTTGCATAGCTTGGTGCAAATACGTCTGCTGTTTCGCGCCGGGTTGCGCAGCTAACGCACCCGCAATTTCCATTGTCCGCACTTCGTCACGTTGGTTTTGCGCGAACGCCACCGGCTGCATCACGGCCTGCGGCTGCCCGCCTCCGGTAGGCGACTGCTTGGTCAGGGTGAGTGCTTGGTCTAGGTTGAACTTGGGCGTCTGCTCGGTGGTAAAAGCCACCGGCTGCATCACGCCCATTCCCTTGTTTGTTCGCATCTGCGCCTCCGCGAGGATGTTCCCCGCGCAGTCGCCGGTTAGGTTGCAGTTGTCGATGTCCACGGCCACCGGCTGCATCACCATCTGATGCGCAGGGATGCGCCCGGCCCGCAGCGTTCCGGCGCTGTCGTATTGCTGCACTCCGAACTCGCTGTCTTGAAACACGCCCACCGGCTGCATCACCGCAGTGCCGCCCTGCGAACACGTTGGGTTCAGCCCACTAGCCGCATCCAGAGTCTTGCTAATGTCCTCATCCAATCGGACGTAGAACCCACCCTCGGGCCGATCGGCGCGCTTGTTGCCGCCGTAGATGTTCACCGGCAGCGCGACGCCCTGCGTGGCGTGAGTGTCCAAGGTGTATGCCGTGCCATCGTCGTTCCAGCCGCGCCCGTTCTGTTGCTTCTCAACGGCTCGCACATCCTGCAATGCGATGGGCTGCGCGACGGCTAGATGAGCCGAGTAATTGCTACCGCACCGCATCGTGGGAGTTCCGTCCACAACGGCATCACCACCATCATCGCAACGAGTAAACGCCACCGGCTGCGCGATATGCTGGTCTTGGTGTGTTGAGAGGGTGAACTCCAGCTCGTCGCTACCCAGATAGCCCTTGCCTCCACCCTCGCAGCCTTGGCGCACCTTAAAGGCGTGGGAGACTAATGCTTGAGCTTCTACTCTTTCGTTTCCTGTGCGACTGAACGGAGCGCCGCTGCTAACTGTAGGGGCAATGCTTTGCCGCGTTTCTCGGCGCGGCGGAGAATCCCAGTACACGCTTTCTCCGACAGAAAAAAGCGCTCGGGCAGCGGCCCAGTTTCCAGAACCTCTGACAGCGCACACAAAGACACGTCGGCGTCGTTGGGCCACTCCGAAGTATTGAGCATCAAGAATGCGCCATGCAACTGTGCGCTTCGGCCCAGAGACCAAACCTGAGTTGTCCCATCGGCCGTCTGGAGTGAGGGGCTCACTTGCTCCGACAAGGCCTGCCAGAAAGCATCCAAAGGCGTTGTCTTGACTTGAGAGGACGCCCGGCACGTTTTCCCAAACAATCCAGTCGGGGTCAAAGTGGTCTGCCATTTCGACGAAGGTAAGGGTGAGGTTTCCTCTGGAATCTGAAAGTCCTCCCCGAAGTCCAGCAACAGAGAAGGCTTGGCATGGCGTTCCGCCGACGAGCAAGTCGATGTCTTCAACATTCCACTCCTTGAATTTGGTCATATCGCCCAAGTTAGGCACATTGGGGTAATGGTGAGCCAGAACGGCGCTTGGAAATGGCTCTATCTCAGCGAAACCTACTGGCGTCCAGCCCAGCGGGTGCCAAGCCACGGAGGCGGCTTCAATACCGGAGCAAATTGATAAGTACCGCATAAATCCTCACGAAAGGTCACCAGACCGTACTAAGAATTTAACTCAAAGTTTCATTGTGGTCAACTTGGTTTGCAATATAAATGCGGGCCATCCGGCAATGGTTTAGCACTTGAGCGAGTTGATCGTCAGCCTCGGAAAGCTTGCGGCGGTTGAGGTTCTCCGCAGCATTGCGCAGCTCATGCTCTGCACGAATCAAGTAGTACGACCAGTCATACGTTTCCATGTGGATCCTTGTCAAATCAGTATAAAAACTGCAACATCCATGCGCGACTATGTCGAAATCCTTTAACGGACGGGACGTTATGAAACACTTAAGAGAGTTTGCTACGGTTCGAGAGCACGAAATGTTAGATGCAATCGAAGAGCACGGAACCCAAGTTTTAGCGGCTAAAGCTCTTGGTATCTCCACACGGTCTGTAGAACGTGGTCTTCAGCGGCTCAAGATTCGCGCGGCCCGCCGGGGATTGAGTCCAGAGCATGACATGATCCATGTGGTTCCAGATGGCTTCTTAGTTAAAGGGGTTAGTACATACTACAACAAAGATGGGCGGCCTGTTGGGCAATGGGTCAAATCCACGCAAGACAAACAGAACGCCCGCGAGATCCAAGAAGCCTTCCTTGAGGCTTTCAAAGACGACATCGTTAGAGTAGCCCCTACCAATCCGGGCACTCAACAACCAGACGACAGACTGCTGAATTGTTTTATATATGG